CATACCAGCGCCAGATTTAGTTTTCCTATAGTTACCGCCTTTTCCAGTAGTCTTTCTTATAGGTTTTTCTTTCTTCCTAGGCATTACTTCTTCTTGGTTGGTCTTTTCTTCGCGGTCTTCGCGGATTTTTTGAAAGCTTTAGCTGTAGGTGCACCTTTTGCGCCTTTTTTCCGCATAGTCTCGCCCGAGCCGGCTTTAATTCTTTTCTTTTTAGCGTGTATATTTGCGTATAGCCCTCGTTTAGCCATTACTTCTTTCCTCCTTTGTACGACTTCTTAGTTGTACCTTTGTTACTTTTGCCCTTTTTCATAGACATCTTTTTTGGTTTCTGATTAATACAGTGCATTAGTTCCTCACTATGTCATAAATTGTTTTTGTGGGGACCATAAACCGTGAGACAAATGGTACCTCCGACTTTTCGTTATCGCCTGGTCGTCTTTCGCCAAACTCTATATTAAATAGTTTACCATTAGTTAGTAGCCAGGCGTCAACATATTCTTTAACTGTATAAGAGTTGCCAGACCCAATAGGCTCGATAGTTTTGGACCCTGGTTCGCCAACCGCGGACACGAGCGCCGCGCATAAATCTTCCACGTGCACATAATCTCGAACACACGTCCCGTCTGCCGTATCATAGTCATCTCCAAAAATGGTAAATGAACCCTGGTCCACGGCCCGTTGTGTCGCGGCATATAATCCTTCGGGATTTGTTGGTGTGCCACCGCCAACGTTAAAGAATCTAAAAATCGTGTAATCGTAACAGAGCTCCTGGACTATTTGTTCGGCAGCTATTTTAGAAAGCGCATAAGGAGAGGTCGGATCATAAGCAGCGCCTGTAGAGGCAAAAAGCATTTTTGCGTTTGGAAAAGCATCAACAACGTTTTTTGTACCAACCACATTTGTGTAGTAGTAGGCCGTAGGCCGCGCGACACTTTCGCTTACTTTTACTAATGCTGCTAAATGAATAACAACGTCTACTTGGGGATTGCATATAGATAAGGGTGCTCGGATATCCCATTCATCTATATCTAAAGATAAAATTTCTATGCCTTCTTTTTTAGAAAGCTGTTTTATAACTTCTTGGCCAACATAACCATTGGCACCAGTTACGGCTACGATCACTTCTTTTTCTTTTTAGGGATAATACCTTTACCCATTAAAATATCTTTTTTAGTAATCTTGCCATCCCCAGAATAGTCTGGAAATTTTTTCATCTTTGAAACTTTACGTTTCTTTTTAGTAGCTTTCGCTTGTTGCGCGTATTTAGTCATTTCTTTCTCCTTGAGGTTCTAAATATTTTGTATCTACTCCAGCTAACTTTAGTAGCTCGGAGTCCGGTAGTCTTTCTAGTTGTTGAATCTTATCTACATTAATATTAACTTGCGTTGCATTTTCTGGTGCAAATAGACCGTGGAGCTTGCACAACGAATCTACGACATTTTTTTCTTCGGTCGCGGTTGCTGATTTACGATGCGCTTCTAAATATAATTGTGTTGCGGTGTTCTTGTCGAACTTAACTTCTTCACGCATTTCCTCGCGCAAATATTCGATGGCCTGGTTGATTTTTGGTTTCTTAAATATGTCGTATACGGAATCTTGGTTCCTGTACCCCGCTGCACGGCCCGCGGCCGCCTTACTCATCCCACGTAAAAAATATAAAATTAATCTTTCTTCCTGGACCGAAAGCTCGGATAGTTTTACTCCTGCATATGGATAATGTGACTGAAGCTCCATCCTGTCTTCGTTGGAAACTTCAACTATTTGATCTGCGACTAGGCTCATGTTTCTAAATATACCTTATAACGTTTTATATTGGAAATTTATAATAAAAAAAAATATTTGAAAATAGTGAAATATATCACTGAGACATCTTCTCCTACTATCACCACAGACCCCCACTACGACCCGATCGACTTTGACCACGATCATTTGTCATTTCAACCTTTGGAACCTTGTTTTGGTTTTTCCCCGCTGTCCACGTACCGTGTACACCGTTTTTATCTCACATGATTTTATTATTAACTTTAAATACTATGGAGGTATTACTATGAATATTATCGAATCTATTGGCACACTAACTGGTAACGCTGGCAAGCTAGCAGTATCACTAACCGCCAACACAGCAGGCTCATTTATGAAAGGCTTCTACAAGTCATTCAGACCATCAGTCGAGGTCATTGTCCCAAATCAAACGGAACAACAACCTACTACTATCACTCCTACTCAACCTACTCAGGCAGAGTTCGACTTCAACCAGGTCAAGTCATAGACTCCTCAAGCAAGGTTGGTATCTATCTCTTCGCATTAGGCGTTGGGATACTTATCAACCTTATCCTAACTCAAATATTCTAACTATCGGGGGTGTTCAGCCCCCTTCTCTCTTCTTTTTAACTACTATCATCAGTGCCGAAGTGCTTTGCATCTTCGTGCACATCCTATACAGGATTGGTTCCTTCGGTTCCACGGCTCTACCCACAAGTGGAACCACCTTGTGGAACCATGATTATTATTGCAACAGTGCGTGCTTGCATGCTAACTGTGCAGTGTTGGTTCCGTTGTTCCACGTAGAACAAAACCTATTATGCTGACGGACCGTGGACCACGGTTATTGGATAAAGATTATTTTAACCTATAACTAATGGAACCAGTGGAACCATACCTATAACCACGCACCGTTACAGGGTTAATCGTGTTCCATGATATTTGGAACCACGCGGAACCAGTGGAACCAGCGTTTTCAACGTCCCGTTGTAAACGTTTTTATGTCATATGAGTTAGGTACATGAGGTATCTGGCTATCAAACTTACCTAGGAGGTAAACATGTTGTATTCATTATACATACTAAAAGACGGCAAAGACGGCAAATCTAGATCTAGAGAAGTCGGCATCGCAACTACTAACAAAGACGGTAGCTTAACACTACACTTTGACGTAGCTGTACCATTGACTGCTGACAATCAGCAAGCAAAGGTATTCATGCGAGTGATCGAGCCAAAGGCTCAGTCAGTCGAACAGCCAGCAACAGCAGTAGCTTAGTTGGTTGTGTCTGTATCTAGTTCCAAAGTGACTAGGCTAAGTAACGTAGCTTGCAAGAAAAAGCAGACAACGACATCCCGAGGTCGTACAAAAGCTCGGGACGGTTGTTACGGAAAGCACATGCTCGGATGAGAAGCCGAGCCTAGTTATTAACACTACATGTACAGCGATAATACCAGGGAGCTCGTAACTCCCTTTTTTTATGTTCTCCAATGGTTCATGCCCAATGTCCCATTGTGCATGTGTTTATGATGAGTATGTTAAATGTCCAAAAACAAGGAGGTTTGTATGGATGAAGTACATGTACCCAACGAGGTACTAAAAATGGCTGAAGCTAGCGAAATGCAATCGCAAGCTGATTATGTGAATGCTGGTGAGTTTCTTAAGAAATTTATCAGACGTATAGAACTGTTACCACAAGGAGGAAATTATGGCGACACATTTTGACCCAGATGATCTGGGACCACAAGTAGTAGACATGGCTAACGGTGAGACAGGAGAACTCCTGCCTGACCAGAAGACACCAGAGTCTGCATGGAAACCAGATACTATTGGCGATCCAGTAGGCAGTGAAATCAGAGCAACACAGGATCCTGTGCATTTGCCTGACTTTTACTACAGAAAGTATTCTATTGACGGCGAGGGCAAAGCTATTGCTCAACCATCAAGAGTGCAAGGTATCATGGACGTATTCAAGTCTAAAAAGAATACACCCATGGCATTCAATGCTACAGACGATGCATTGCGTAAGAAAGAAGAAGATTACTTTCTTCTTCAAGTTCAGCAGATTGCTGACGGTCTTATGCCATTGTGTGAGACTGACCCACAGTCAACAGGTATCAACTTTTTACAGTTGACAACCAGAACATGGGCAGAGTTCGCGTCTATTGCATACGAATACAAAGAAGAAACAGCATCCGCTAATCCAAACGATGATTTACCTACATGGTTAATCGAACGTGAGGACAAGATGTTCGGTCTTGGCCGTAAGGCTCGTATGCTTTCAGCTGTTGTCGGCGTAGTCGGTGATTCGTTCGGATTGCAAGATCTGTCTTTAAAAGACGTTCGTGTTAAGAATGAGATCGAGAGACGTCAACAACGTTTAGCAGAATGGAACTTCAAGAGTCACGCAGACTCTTCTGTAAAAGTTATGACTTCGCTAAACAATGCAACGCTTGAGCACACTAAATCCGTGTTTGACAATGCATAACCCAACGGGGGCTTCGGCCCCCACTTTTACCATAGGAGGAAATTATGGGAATGGATGTATACGGACTTGATCCGATTATAAAAGAAGGCACAAGCAAGCCTGAAATGCCTGACTTCAATCAGTTACCTGATGAAGACAGACAAGCTTATTTTGACTCAGTAGATCTGTACGAAAGAGAAAACCCTGGTGTTTATTTTCGTGCAAACATTTGGTGGTGGAGACCGCTATGGATGTACATCACTGATATATGTGAGGATGTTATATCCGAGCAAGATATAGAAATGGGACACAGTAACTCAGGTTATGAGTACAGTGCTGACACATGTAAAGTCATAGAAGAAAGACTTGCCATGGCTATAGAATCCAATGCTCATCATATGTACGAGCGTGACTACAAACAATTGCTAGATGAGCTAGAAGAAGTAGATTGCCAACATTGTAATGCTACAGGCACACGTAATGACAAGTTTGTCCAAGGTCAATGTAACGCATGCGACGGAACAGGTAAAACTGACGACTGGCGAAAAAGTTATCCCTTTGCTGCTGAGACTGTAGAAGAATTCCATGAGTTTGTTAAACACTCTGGAGGTTTCAAAATATGTTAGCAAGCAGAATTTTTGCATTTATAGGAGGAATTTATTATGCATACTATTAATCCAATCAAACTCAAAGACGAGTTAAAAGACTGTATCCACGCTGGTTATCCAGCAATGATATGGGGCGGGCCAGGCATTGGCAAATCAGACATACCAGCACAGGTTGCACAAGAGCTTAACATTAAGCTTGTTGATTTCCGTGCTAACTTGTTCGACCCTGTCGATGTGCGTGGTATTCCATATATCAAACAGATGAAAGAGACTGGCAAACGCTTCACTTCGTGGGCTATACCAGATGTGTTTCCAATTGTTGAACGTGACGGAGACCGTGGCTTGTTGTTTATCGACGAGTTACCAACCGCACCACCAGCAACGCAAAATGCTTTTCTACAACTGTTGCTCAACAGAGCCATCGGTGAATACGTATTGCCTGCTGGCTGGCAAATCATTTGTGCTGGCAACAGACTTACTGACGCAGCATCTGTTTATCAAATGCCAAGTCCAGTTCGTAACAGGCTTGCTCACTATGAGCTCGAGCCAACGTTGGACGACTGGGTACAATGGGCCTACCAAAACAACATCGATGCAGATGTTATCTCGTTTATACAATACAGACCTAACTTGTTGTCTGCATTTAACGCAGATGAATATGCCTTTCCAACGCCACGTGCGTGGTCGATGGTAAGCAAAAAAATGTCAAGAGCTAACACTGATCCAGAACGTTTGTTCTTCGGTGTGTCATCGTTAGTCGGTGACGGTCCAGCTGGCGAGTTTGTTGCATTCAAAGAAATTGCTAACAAGCTACCCGACATTGACGTGTTGATTAAAGATCCATCCACGTACAAGAAAGACGACAACCCAGCGTTGTTGTACGCTTTGGCTACCTCACTTGCTACTAGAGCACAGGATAATGTTATGGAAAACATTATGAAGGTAGCTAAAAAGATGCCAATCGAGTTCCAAGTTGTCTTAGTCAAAGGTTGTTTAGCCAAAGACAGACAGCTCAAATCACACAACGATGTGCGTAAGTGGATCGTTGACAATGCTAATGTTGTTTTATAGGAGGTTATATGAAAACAGTTAGACTATCTAGAAATCTGCAAGAAGATATTACACATGTTGCAGAGACTAAGTTCAAAAATGCTAATCCAGAAAAAGAGTATCCGCAAGACGGGTACTCTGTAATGCAAAGACTTGGCGTTATTGATAAAACAGAACGTACTAAAAAGATGTTTGCAGACATATGGGACAGAACTCTGCCCATGCAAAATGTAGACAACATAAAACTACGTTCAGAAGCTGTTGAAGAGGACAACTACGTTGACGGTGAGAATGCTTACGCACGTAGCTTATCTTACACATTGCGTTGCCCACCAACAGACGTGCCTAAGTTTCTATGTTACTACGACGATCTTAGACTCGACGTACCATGTGATGACCCAACAATTGTTGAGTGCATGGCCATAGAAAACTTTAACAGCGATCTTAGACAAAAACGACGTAACTACGTTAGGCAACTAGAAGACGTTATGTACAAATTTAGTACCTTAAATCAGTTACTTAAAGCTGCTCCGTACATTAGAGACT